TAGTGAACTGCCCAGGACTCAGTCTGCGGGCCATTCCGACAATCTGGTGATCAACCATAATGGGGCGACCAGCAGGATCACCGTAGAGGATCTGATGGAGAGCTACCTGAGCGACGCAGGTTTCCTGACGGAATCGGATCTGGCGGATTATCTGAGCAGCAATCTCAGCAGCTATCTGAGCGAATATGTGACGGCGGACGATCTGAGCGAGTACGTCACGCAGAGTGATCTGGATAACGCGGGGTTCCTGACGGCATCCAGCCTGCCGGATTATCTGAGCGAATACGTGACAACCAGCGATCTTAGCGAATATGTCACGCAGAGCGATCTGGACAATGCGGGGTTCCTGACAGCATCCAACCTGCCCGATTATCTGAGCGAATATGTGACAGAAAGCGATCTGAGCGAATACGTCACACAGAGCGATCTGGAAAGCGCTGGATTCCTGACGGCGGGCGACCTCGATGATTATCTGAGCGAATATGTGACGCAGAGTGATTTGGACAATGCAGGGTTTGTCTCGGAAAGCTATCTTAGTGAAGCCTTGGGCAGCTATGTGTCCGATTCTTATCTGAGCGAGGTTTTGAGTGACTATATCAGTGGATCGGATTTTGGCACTTACCTCAGCGAGGCGGGAGCCGTGACAGACGATAATTTCTCGGATGCAATGGATGCCTACTTCTCTGATGGTGGCGGGGAAGCGATCTACAATGCCATTTCACAGTATATCCATTCGTAAGGAGGGACCCGAATGAAACTTCAGATTCTTATTCCTCAGTACAATGAGACTGAGGAAGTAATGCGACCGATGCTGGAAAGCATCAGCACCCAGCAAGGTGTGGACCTGAAAAATGATATAGAAGTCCTCATTGCGAATGATGGATCAGACGTGAAGCTGCCGCTTGATTTTCTCGGCAGCTTTTCTTATCCCATCCGCTATATCCAGTGCGAGCATTCCGGCCTTCCCGGAACACGGGCACACCTCTTTGATGAGGCGACTGCGGATTACGTGATGTTCTGCGATGCGGATGATATGTTCATGAGCAATCTTGCCCTATATACCATCCTTGCCTATGCCGGGAAGGGCTTTGATGCTCTGATCATCGATTTCATGGAAGAGATCATTGATAAGAAGACGGGGGCCTCTATTTTCTTCCCGCACAAAAAGGACTGTACGTTTGTTCACGGGAAGGTATACCGCAGGCAGTTCCTTCTGGATAACCACATCGTCTGGCATCCGGATGTCAAATGCCACGAGGACAGCGGTTACAACCTTCTGGCGATCAAGGTTGCAAAGGAAGTGCGGCACTGCCAGCTTCCTCTGTACCTTTGGAAATGGCGCGACGGTTCCATCTGCCGCAAGGACCCGCTGTATGTTCTCAAAACCTATACCCGGATGATCTATTCCAATGGGTGGCTGGTGAAGGACTTTCTGGATCGCGGCATGGTGGACGATGCAAAGTTCCATGCGTGCAGTCTCATGTACGGCACCTACTTCATGCTCAACAAACCCATCTGGCTTGACCCGATGAATGCCAAGTACCGCTATGAGTCAGAGAAATGCTTTCAGGAATACTACCAGAAGCATAAGAACCTGATCCGCAGCGTCGATCCCGCTGTGGAAAAACGGATCATTCAGGGAACAAAGAGAAGGGTGCTGAAGGAAGGCGTGATTCTGGAGCAGTTCACTTTCGATGATTGGATCAGGCATATCGAAGAACTGTGAGGTGCGGCATGAAAAATGTATTGATTGTCGGGATCGGGAATATCGGCAGCAGGCTGTACCGGGAATATGGAAAGCTGGCTCCGGACCGATATGACCCTTATAAGGGCTACGACGAGAAGCGGGCTATCCGATATGACTTTGCCTTTATTGCCACAGACACTCCTATGGCCGGTGATGGTTCCTGTGATCTTACCCAGGTCCGGAAAGCGATAGAAGAAACGGACGCGGAAATCTATGTGCTCCGATCTACGGTGCCGCCTTCAACAACAGAAAAGCTGAGAGCGGAAACGGGCAAAAGGATCGTGTTCTCTCCTGAGTTTTATGGAACCACCCAGCATTGCGATGAGAAGTCCTTCGATTTTTCTTTTACGATTCTGGGCGGAGAAAAGGACGACTGCAATGCCGTGGTCCAGCTGCTGCAGGAGGTATATGATGCCCGTCACCGGTTCCGGATCACGGACAGTACGACGGCAGAGCTGGCAAAGTATATGGAAAACACCATGCTGGCGGCACGGGTTTCCTTCTGCGTTCAGTTTTGGGAGATCGCCAAGGAGTATGGTGTCAGCTACCCGGAACTGCGCGAGCTGGTGCTAAACGACGAGCGCTTCAACCGGGCGCACACGTTTGTCTATGAGGACCATCCCTATTGGGAGAGCCATTGCTTTGACAAGGACCTGGCTGCCATCGCAGGTGTCTCCGACGCGCCTCTGATTGAAGAGGTGATCCGATACAACAACAGGTGCAAGGCCAGGTACGGCAAGACCGAATAAAAAATATAGTGTTGGGAAACGAGAGTCGCTACGGCGGCTCTTTCATTTTGCAAAGGAGGAAACGAGTTATGCGAGAGTTTTGGAACACGATACAACTCATCTTCACGGCGGTCGGAGGCTGGCTTGGCTGGTTCCTCGGCGGCTGTGATGGCCTGCTGTATGCGCTGATCGTCTTCGTGGTCATAGATTACGTGACAGGCGTAATGGCAGCGGTGGTCGACCACAAGCTATCCAGTGAGGTCGGGTTTAAGGGCATTTTCAAAAAGGTGCTCATCTTCCTGCTGGTGGGTATTGGCCACATCCTTGATACCCATGTGATCGGCTCCGGTAGTGTACTGCGCACGGCAGTGATCTTTTTCTATCTCTCCAACGAGGGTGTGAGCCTGATCGAGAACGCCGCGCATCTGGGTCTGCCGATCCCGGAGAAACTGAAGTCTGTATTGGAACAGCTCCATGACCGAGCAGAAAAGGAGGAGTGATGGGATACACGAACAGCTCAATGGTGGCCTATAAAAAACTGAGTCCGAATCACTCCGGGCAGAGAACACACAGCATCGACCGCATCACGCCTCACTGCGTGGTCGGCCAATGCACAGCAGAGGGCCTCGGTGACTGGTTTGCATTATCCAGCACCCAGGCTTCTTCTAATTATGGGATCGACAAGGATGGCCGGGTCGGACTCTACGTGGAGGAGAAGAACCGCTCGTGGTGCTCCTCCAGCAGCGCCAACGACCAGCGGGCCATTACGATCGAATGCGCCTCTGACACTTCTGAGCCGTATGCTTTCCGGGACGTGGTCTACCAGACGCTGATCAAGCTCTGCGTGGACATCTGTCAGCGCAACGGAAAGAAGAAGCTCCTGTGGCTGGGCGACAAGGATAAGACCTTGAATTACAGTCCGGCTGCCGATGAGATGATCCTGACGGTCCACCGGTGGTTTGCCAACAAGTCCTGTCCGGGGAACTGGATGTATGCCCGCATGGGTGATCTGGCCTCTAAGGTGACGGCGCAGCTTGGCGGGACCGAGAAGGAGCCTGAGAAGACGACCGGTATGCAGGCCAGCGCCTTTGCCAGCCTGTCCGAGGGTGATGTGATTAAGAAGGTCGGCAGCCTCTTTACTGCGGACCAGAAGAAGTCCGGCATCCTCGCCTCGGTATCCCTGGCGCAGTTCATTCTGGAATCCGGCTATGGAAAGACGGAGCTCGCGCAGAAGGCAAATAACTGCTTTGGAATGAAGAAGTCTCTGTCCGGAAATACATGGTCCGGCTCTACGTGGGATGGCAAATCCATCTACACGAAGAAAACGCAGGAGGATGATGGTACCGGAAAGCTCTACACCATCACTTCCGATTTCCGCAAGTATCCCTGCGTCGAGGATTCCATCGGAGACCACAGCGCCTATCTGCTGGGGGCCAAGAATGGCAGCAAGCTCCGGTATGCCGGACTCAAGGGCTGCACGGATTACAAAAAGGCCATCCAGATCATCAAGGATGGCGGCTATGCGACGGACACCAGCTACGTGAGCAAGATCTGTTCCATCATCGAGCGGTGGAACCTCACACAGTATGACGTGAAGGCTGCTCCTGCTCCGGAGCCCGAGCCCAAGCCGACGCCGGACACACCTGCCGTACCATTCCTCGTGAAGGTATCCATCAGCAACCTGAACATACGAAAGGGGCCTGGAACCAACACCAAGCGAACCGGTATTTTTACGGGTAAAGGGGTGTTCACGATCGTGGACACGTCACCCGGACGCGGGGCTTCGCTCTGGGGTAAGCTCAAATCCGGCGCGGGCTGGATCAGCCTCGACTACTGTACACGGCTTTGAGACATTCGCCTGTCGGCTGTCCTTCGGGATGGTCGGCAGGCGCTTTTTTTATGCTCTGACGCAGAAAATGAAACAGTTCTCCCAGCGGCTATAATTTTTGGCTCTATGCAGGCATGGGACGGCAGAGGGATGGACAAGTTCCCTCGGAAGGGAGAACGAGAATATGCAAGTGACGAAGATTACAGCTCCGCCTGAAGCGCCCACGCCTGCCGTCCGCCAGCTTACTGAGAAGCAGTTTTATGATGAGATCAACTATCACCGGGCAGAAAAGATGACAAAGAAGATGCTCGATGCGGGCCTCATCACCTCCGAAGAACACGACAGAATCTTGGCTGAAGTCCGCAAAATCTTTGTGCCGTTTCTGGCCGAGCTGCTGTGAGAATTGAGTTGCTATGTGCCAGGGTTAGAGCGAATATCGGACTGCGAAAGGAGGCGAGTCAATGAAATCGATAACAAAAATCGAGCCATCAGCGGCTCGGCCCACGGCTGCAAGAATACGAGTCGCTGCCTACTGCCGGGTGTCTACCGGGATGGACGACCAGCTCGTAAGTCTTGAAACGCAGAAGACTCACTACGAGGAATTAATCAGCGGCAATCCAGACTGGGAGTATGCTGGCCTCTACTACGACGAAGGCATCAGCGGAACCAGTAAGGAAAAACGGCCCGCACTTCTGCGGATGATTGCAGACTGTGAGGCAGGTAAGATCGATCGGATTATGACTAAGTCATTAAGCCGGTTTGCACGTAACACCACGGATTGCTTGGAACTGACCAGAAAGCTGCTGGACCTTGGTGTGACGATCTTTTTCGAGAAGGAAAATCTCGACACCGGGTCAATGGAATCGGAGCTTCTGCTTTCGATCATGAGCAGTCTTGCGGAAAGTGAGTCCGTATCGATGTCCGAAAACAACAAGTGGAGCGTTCGTCACCGCTTTGAAAATGGGACTTACACTATCGCCAGTCCGCCATATGGTTACGACAACAAGGATGGCGAACTTGTGATCAATGAGGAAGAAGCAGAATGGGTGCGTTGGATCTTTGCGCAGGCTTTAAGCGGAAAGACGAGCGGATGGATTGCTCGAGAGCTCAATGACAGAAACCTGACCACAAAGAAAAAGGCTACGTGGCGGGCTGGGACGATTCGAGGGATACTGAGAAACGAAAAGTACACCGGAGCGTGCCTTTTTCAGAAAAGCTACACGGATTTCCGCTTCAAGAGGCACAAGAATTACGGCGAGAAAGACCAGTTCTTAGTCGAGGATCATCATGAGCCGATCATTAGCAAAGAGGACTTTGAGGCGGTTGCTGCGCTGATGAGACAGCGGGCGCAGGAAAAGAACATTCAGAGAGGCGATCCACGATACCAAAATCGGTATCCCTTTTCCGGAAAATTGATATGTGGAGAGTGTGGTAATCCCTTTAAGCGGCACGTGAATTCTACCGGGAGCTCCAGGTATCCTGTATGGGTTTGCAGGCAGCATCTGGACGACGTCCGTACCTGCAGCATGAAGTCCGTCCGGGAGGCTGATTTGGAACGCGCATTCACAACCATGTTAAACAAACTGATTTATGCGAAAAAGGATGTTCTCGACACTCTGCTTGTTACGTTGCGCGGTGACGTTCAAAAGGAAAACTTGCGGCAGATTGATCAAATCGACCGCAAGCTGGAATTGAATGCAGAACGAAGGAAAACCCTGACGACACTCATGACTCGGGGGTACCTGGAACCGGCGATTTTTGCACAGGAAAACAACGACATCACAGCGGAGGCTGATGCACTGATGGCAGAGAAGGAGCGCTTGGTGAAGGACGTGAGCGGTAGCATCCATCAGGCGGATTCATTGAATGATCTGATTCGCTATGTGGCCCACGCTCAGCCCAGCACCGAATTTAACGGTGATCTGTTCGGGCGTTTTGTCAACCAGGTGACGGTCCGCACAAGGACCGAGATCATTTTTCATCTGAAGTGTGGATTGAATCTTACAGAAAGGATTGGTGTGAAATGAGTCGAGGAAGAGGGCATTTGCCTTTTGGCTACAAAATCGAAAATGGAATTGCAGTTGTCTGCGAAGAAGAAGCTGACCAGCTGCGGAAAATGTATGAAGGATATCTCGGTGGTCTCTCCTTAAAAGAAGCGGCTTCCCAGGTCGGCCAGAGTCGGACGCATGCATCAGTAAAGCGGATGCTGCAGAATCCACATTACCTGGGTGACGACTTTTATCCGGCAATCATCGACAGAGAGACGTTTGATGCTTTTGAGACAGAACGCATACGACGAGAAAAAGCTCTGGGCCGGGATGATCGACAGAAAAGTACAGTGGCTGTCCTTCCTGCACCGACTGCATTTTGGATGAGAAAGAAAACTCAGACATTTAGTGATCCATACCGGCAAGCGGAGTATATGTACAGCCTGATTGAAAGTGAGGTTTGAGAATGGCAACTGTAACAATGATACCGGCAAAGTCGAAGGTCGGTGCTCGGGCAAAATCAGAAGATGCCCCCAAGCTCCGAGTGGCAGCTTACTGCCGAGTTTCTACAGACACGGATGAGCAAGCGACCAGTTATGATGCGCAGATCGAACATTACACAGACTACATCGGAAAGCATCCTGGTTGGGAGCTGGCGGGCATCTATGCGGATGACGGCATCTCAGGGACAAATACCAAGAAGCGTGAGGAGTTTAACCGTCTGATCGACGATTGCATGGCAGGCAGGGTAGACATGGTGGTTACCAAGTCGATCTCCCGATTTGCCCGCAACACTCTGGATTGCCTTAAGTATATCCGACAGCTAAAAGATAAGAACATCGCCGTTTTCTTTGAGAAAGAGGCGATCAATACAATGGACGCCAAGGGCGAGGTTCTGCTCACCATCATGGCTTCCCTTGCTCAGCAGGAAAGCCAGAGCCTTTCGCAGAACGTCCGGCTGGGCCTTCAGTACCGCTACCAGCAGGGTAAGGTGCAGGTCTGCACGAACCGGTTCCTCGGATACGATAAGGACGAGGATGGCAATCTGGTAATCAACCCGGAAGAGGCCGAGGTGGTGAAGCGGATTTACCGGGAGTACCTTGGCGGGAAGAGCTACTACCAGATTGGGCAGGAGCTTTCTGCTGACGGCTTCCGGACGGCGGCAGGCAACGATTACTGGTTGCCCAGCACGCTAAAGAAAATCCTGACGAATGAAAAGTACATCGGTGATGCTCTTTTGCAGAAAACCATCACCACGGACTTTTTAAATAAGAAGCGGGTGGCCAATAAGGGCATCGTCCCACAGTACTATGTGGAAGGAAGCCACGAGGCCATCATTCCCCGCGAGCTTTTTATGCAGGTACAGGAGGAGATGGTACGTAGGGCCAATATGGAGACAGGAACTGGAAAGCGCCGGACTTACAGCGGGAAGTACGCATTATCCCATCACGTGTTTTGTGCACACTGCGGTGACATTTTCCGAAGGACGTGCTGGTTTCTCAAAGGGAAAAACGTACCGGTCTGGCGCTGCGTCAGCAGGTTGGAGCGAAAGAAATCCGGCATTGACTGTCCATCACGCACCATTTTTGAAACTGATCTGCAGGCGGCGGTCGTGACAGCATTTAACCAGATGATTGAGCAGAAGGACGAGTTTCTACCAGGTATGCGGCTGGCGATGGACCGGGCGATGGCTCAGAGCAACAGCCCTCGGGTAGCGGAAATCGATGCCAAGCTCGAAACCTTGCAGAAAGAGTTGCTGAAAAAGGCCAACGCCAAGCAGGGGTTTGATGACCTCGCTGAAGACATCGAGTCGCTCCGCAGCGAGAAGGAGGCGTTGCTCCTGGAAGATGCCAATCGTAGAGGAGAGTTGGATAAACTGGACGAGCTCGAAGCCTTTCTGGACGAGCATCAGGAGCCGGTGACGGATTATGACGAAGGGCTGGTCCGGAGGCTGATCGAGCGGATCACTGTCTTTGAGGACCGCCTTGCCTTTGAATTCAAATGCGGCCTTGAGACCGAGGTACAGATGTAAACACCAAGTCATCACATAGGCGCTCCTCCGGGGGCGTCTTTTTTTGTTTGCATGGTAGAAAAGTTCACAGGGATGTGCTATACTTATAAAGCCATAGGTTGATATTTGAAAGAGGTAAACAGATGCTCCAAAATAACATAGAACTGGATCTGAAAACAAAGCTGATCGAGAGCGGCACGACTCAGACGGAGGTGGCGGAGAAGGTCGGAGTATCCCTTGCCTATGTGAACCGCATCACCAAGGGCCGAGAGCAGATCGTGAATAAGACCTTCGTGAAGATGATGGACGAGCTCGGCTATGATGTAGAGCTGACATATAAGAAGAAGGTAAGACTATGATCATACTGATTACGGGC